AGAGTTCCTCATAACGAAACGGAACGCCCTTACTCTCAAGCTGAGCCGAAACCTTATCCTCAAGGCCGCTACGGAAGCGACCGACTGAGGTGTTACGCTTGAAGGTAGGGCGAGCCATTAGAAGTCGCCGTCGTCGTTATCTGAACCTTCGTCGTCTGCGTCCTGACCGTAGTCATCAGCAGGCGGAGGGTTACGCTCAGAGCGACCCTGAGATTCCGAAGCGGTGTAACCACCCTCTTCAGCCTCATCGCCCCAATCATCGCCACCACCGAAGGTTGCCAGCTCGACCAGCATCACGCCTTCCAGTTGCAGCTTGACGGAAGCGCCAGCCACAGCGGTCCAGCCGTAAGGGACCATTGAGTACTTGATTTTCAGCTTGGAGCCAGCACCGATGACCGGTACTTCCTGAATGGTCTTACCACGAGAGTCAACCACACGCAGCTCGATAGGCTTCGTTACGCCATCCTTAATGAAGGACGCATAGCCCTTAAAGGTGAACGTAGTGGTGCCATCTTCGTTATCGCAGAAAGGCATCTCACCGACCGAAGGCTTCAGAGGCTTTTTGCCTGGCTTTGGCTTAGGCGGGTTGGCTTCGTACTCTTCCAGACGAGCCGCGTAGTCCGCTTCATGAGCAGCAACGATTTCATTAACCATCTGCTGACAGCGAGGGTCAGAGTTGGCAATGGTCAGCATCACCTTATAGATGCCGCGCTCGTTGTACTTATAGTCAGCCTTGTGAATGTTCACGAAGCCAGCAGCGATACCCAGAGCGGTAGTCAGAACTTTTTTCTTAGCGAATGCCATATGTAAATCTCCTTATGTTGATGATAAAAGAGGGAAACTTGTAGTCTCCCTTTAGTGAGTCGCTTGGCCTACGCCTGAGGACGAATGCGAGTTACCTCGAAGCCGAACTCAACGTATTCCTGAGCGAGGTCAGAGGCCTCTTCCAGAGACATCGCCATGACAGGAACCTCAAAGGACTCCTTGGCATTCTCGATGGTCACATAGAAGCGTTTAGAGGTCGCTGTAGCGTGACCGGTATTCTCGAACGGGTTATTCACTAGGTGTACCTCCTGTTTCTTTATTGAGCCACATAACGAGCAGCTCTAAGTAAGCCTTGGCGTCTGCCATGCTGTAATCATCGTGGGCCTCCTGTAGCTTCTGGATGCACCACAACACTTCGGGTCTCATCATTTGGTCACAGCCTTAGACTGAGCAACCAGACGAGCACCAAAGAACTCCACCTTTTCGGCATCGTAGAGACCATCATCCTTTGCGCCTGCCTTACGTTTCCCTAAGGTACGTTGAGCAGCTCGACGCCAGAGAGCCTTAAAGGCGTTGCCTTCAGCAAAGTTCATGCCTAATGCTTCGATGATATCGTTGCACTCAGCGATGTACTCTGGTCGGCCCTCAGTGGTCGGGTTCGTTACGGTGACCTGATAGTAGTCAACGGACTTGCCGGTATACTCAGGGGTATCTTTCGCCACTACTGGAGCGGAGTTAGACATTGACCCTTCATCTGCCAGCTCGAACGCGCAACCCGGTCCGGGATTGATGAAACAGAACTCCTTGCCACGGTTGTCACGGATTGTGTACGTGTGGTAACCGGCTTGGACCCCTTCATGGATAACCGGGTAGGTGTTCCCTGTTGTGAACGAGGTCTCCCGATGGTGTGGGTGTTTGCCCCCGCGCCAGCCATTAATCCGTACAATCTTTTGGGTAATCATGCGAACACCTCCAGCGCACGTTTGAGCCAGAAGGACACGCGAGGGAATCGACCGGTATACGGCTTAATCACAACGTGGTTCTTTGAGCCTACATGACGCTTCAGGACGTGGAAGGTCAGGCCGTTGTGTTTCACGATAGAGGGCTTCTCGCCAATACCGGTAGACAGACGACCTGTGTTCAGGCACTGGATGACACGTGGAGTGGTCGTAACGCCATAGCGGTGAACCACACGGAAGTTGTGAGATTTGCACATAGTGATGTACTCCTTGAAGTTGAGTGTTGAGTTGGTTGTGTTCCTGTTAGTGAGTCGCATGGACTCCTGAAGGTGGCGGCAAGTCGTCGTCATTGCACATCCAAGCGAGGAACATCATGAGGCAGATAAGAGCAATCCAGAACATAGTTGGGTCTCCTTAAAGCAGAAAAGGCCCACCCGTTAAGGTGAGCCATTTGGTTAGACCTTCAGGGTCTCGTTTCCTTCAGTACCACGCCAGCCGTCGAATGAAGGGTGACGCAGGGAGCCATCAGGTGTCCACTCCATGAACTTGACCTGACACTGCCAGCCATCGTAAGGGTTGGTAGCTTCGCCTGTAGAGCGCATCTGGTTATCGTGAAGATACTTCTCGGTGAACTCATCCATAAGGGCCTGTGAGATTCCGTTAGCCGCAACGACCGTGCCATTCTCCAGCAGGACGTCAAAGCCAATCACCTTGCCCTCGTTAGCCAGACCCTTGGTTCCCCAATTGAGACCCACAACGGTCCCGTCAACGGTATCCTCAGGTTTCATCTTCCACATACCGGTCTTCTTACCGCGACGATAAGGGGCGAACGGGTCCTTAACGATGAGGCCTTCATGGCCCTGCTCGCGCACATCGTTGTAAAGCATGTGGAGGGACTCAATGGAGAACACATCGAAGCTGGTCGGAGACATCCAGTTAATTTCCGGGAAGTGCTTCTTCAGCAGGTTAACGAAGTGCTTAGCGTGCTCCACGCGGACCACCGTAGGGACGTTGTAATCGGTCCCCGCTTTGATGACATCAAGTGGCACGATATCGTAGACCACCATGTCCAGGCGGCGGAGGTCCAGCTTGAAGTATTGCCTGTTGACAGGTTTGCCGGTCTTCGTGTTGCGCTCATAGTCGCCAGCATGAAACTCAGCATTGTCCGCCTTCAGCCACTTGGTACGCAGCAGGCCACTGCCGGTCTGGAAGTTGACACCACGCACCATCAGCTCACCATCAATCATCACGCCCTGAGGGAATGGATTCTCTTGGTCATTGATGAAAGCCTCCCAGCGGTCTGACTGCTCACCTGCAAGGTAGGCCAGCGCCGGAACCTCAGTGGACTCCCGTGTGCAGAACTCAGCCCAATGACCTTCGGTTACGTTCTCAACGATAAGGTTGCCCCGGAAGCCATCATACTTAATCTCAGCAATCAGAGACCCAGCAGTCTCAGCAGCCTTGTTGATAGCTGACTCAACGTAGCTGACTGCGCGGTGTGGTTTGGTCTTGAAGTTAATCATGTTGTGAATCCTCGTAAAGTTTAAGTTGAAAGAACAATCATGAAGGCCACCTTAAGAGATGACCTTGAGTCTGTTCCTGTTAGTGAGTCGCTTGGGTCACTGCCACTGTGAGTAGGCAGCGAGCTGGCGCTCTAACCAGACGTTCGCATTGTGGTCCCCGGTCGCTTCGCAGAACCCTTTAGAGACCAGCTCCTCACCCGCTTCCCAGATGATAATCACCGTCTGTAGGTGCTGAGGGTCTCGGTGAGCTGACACTTCGAGATGTAAGAGCTGAGCCTTGCGGCACAAGGAGCGGAAGGTTGCATCATAAGGACCCATATCAGAAGCCTCCCTTCTCGTTGTTGTCCCAGCCAGCGTAACGCTTGTTGCTGTTGCCACGCTTCTGAGTGGCCTTGTAACGCTTCTCCATGTAGGAGCCGTCTGCGTTCTGCTTAGAGTTGCTCTTAATGATTTTCTCAAAGTTGCTGTTAGTGTTCATCTTAGTGGTCTCTCAATTAGGATTTGTGGGTTTAACTTAAAGTGTATCTTTAAGGGAAGGCTCTTAATGTGTCTTCCCGTTAGTGAGTCGCATGGATTTAATCAGTGAAAACAGTACGTTGGAACGCTTCGTTGACCCTCATCCGTCCCAGCACATCGGACATCTTGTAGATGAAGTGCTGTCGGGTCCCATCGGAGCACGTCTGGTGTACCGTAAGGAAGTCCGAAGTCAACGTGTAGTGCAACCTTGTGACCGTTTTACCGCAAGGGCCTAAGCCCAACTTAAAGCACGTCTTGAAGTGCTCACCTGAAGGTAACACCGCAAGAAACTCAATAGAATCAATGGCATAGATGTGTTTCATAAGAGTACTCCAAGTGTTTCTTTAGGCAAACGCAAAGTCGGACTCAAGGATAGCGCGAATGTCAAGTGTGCCCTTCTCTGGGATAGGCGGCATCTTGTCGAGCTGAGACTCATGAAGCTGGTCCGCGAACTGCTCATAGAAGTCCGCAAGCACATCATGGTTCTCATAGGTGTTCACCATCGACTCACGGACGGCCTTAAAGAGGTTCCCCGCGTCAGCCGGGATGGTCCCGAAGGAATCGTGAATGACCGCGAAGGAATCAACACCATAAGCGTCTGCTGCGTGCTTAATGGTCATCCTTAAGTGCGAGCCATCCTGTGAGTGGACGAAGTTAGGCGCAATGCCTGACTCCTGCTTACGTGCATCAATGCCTACATCCTTATTGGTGTTGACCGTAGGCTGAAGGCGGAACTGACCGAGGAACATCAGGTTCAGGCGCGTCTGTGCGCTCTTACGGTATTCCTGCCACACAGGGAAACCATCAGGAGTTGTCCAGTGGACCGCACAGGACTTACGGA